CTAAGTTCGATGATGTGGATGCTGGCTACGGCCTGAAGGTGGGTGGCAAGTACAAGTTCTGAGCTATAACAAGCTCAGCTTCCTCACACGTTGCTGCAATGGGCTCCCGAAAGGGGGCCTTTTGTTTACCTACTGAACCATGCAAAAGGTCTACAACCTACTGGGCGTTCTCGGCTTTGTCATGAGTGGGACTTTGGTTGGATTGAGCATTGCTGCTTTTGCTCGCATCCCAGGGATGATCGACGACATGGCTGCCGAAATGATGGATGACATCACCGGCCAAGTGACTGAAATGGTGCCGGGTCAAGTTGAAAAGCTTATGCCTGAGATCCCTGAGCTACCTAAGGCAACTGGCCCTGCGATCACGTCACCATTTTAGTTTGAGCCTGCGGCTCTAGCTCAGGGGCGTCCCAGTGATCGAGCCACTCGCGCAGGGCTGTTCCTGTGGGTGTCGATTTAGGCCAGCGCACAAATTTGAGCAGCTTGGCCGGATCAGTAAACAGCTTTGAACTCTTGCCAGACCTGCAGACATAAACGAGCGGCGGGCCTTCTCTGTGTTTTGTAACTTCAATCCAAAGTTCGTTTCTTGCTGTAAACCGCTCTGACTTCATGGAGATCCCAGAGATTGTCGTCCCTGAGATTAACGCGGTTATAGATCTGCCCCAGGTGGCAATCCCGCAAGCGCCGCCGGTCACATTGGAAATCGGCGTGCCTGTGATTGACCTGCCGCATTTCAATCCAATGGACATGGAGCCTGAGGTGCAGCCACCAAAGATTGTTCCGCCAAAGCTAAAACCTGCTGATCCACCAGCTGCAGAAATACCGTCGATCAAGCTCCCCAAAAAAGAACAACCAGCAACAACAGCACCGACGCCAAAAGAACAACCACCTGTCGAACCAAAGCCACTGACTCAACGCATTATCGAAGCGGTCCCAACGATCCCGCAAGCGGTCAACACAGCCGGGACATCGGCCATAGCCGTCTCAGCAGCTCTCGCCACTCCACTGCTGCTTAAGGCGATCCGGCCGACAATTAAGAAGTTGGCAAAGAAACTTCAACAGGCAATCGGTAAAAAAGTCAAAGTTGAGAGTGTCAGGGAGCGGCGGAAGTTCCAAAGGTCGTTACGGAAATAGAATGGGTGTGGGGATTGGGGTGGTGTGCCCGTACATCGCGGCACACCTTTTCATAAGGGCTGCCCTTGGCAAAGCGGATGCCCTTCATCATCAGCTCCCCACAGTGCTTAAGCCTGCTGATCTCAAAGTCCAGTCTTTTGTTGGCCAGCAGCTGTTGTTGTAGTGCGAGTTGAACGTCAACGGCTTCTTTGCAGCGCCGCTGCAATCCTTGATCGAGCGGGATGGTGGCTTGGATTGACAGGCCAACATTCCAGTTGTGGTTGTCCTTTTGTCCTGTTCGCGTGTCTTTGAAGAAGAGCACGTCGCCTGGATTGTCTAAACGACCGTCATCATCCAAGTCAGAGAGGTCATAGACCGGATCTTTATAGCTGTACTCGTAAGGGAGGCCCCATGATTTGGTGCGGTTGAGATATGGCGTGACGGTTAGCGTTGGCCCTTGGCATTGAATGTTGCCGCCGTAGGTATTGGTGATGGCTGAGCCTTGAAGGATCTGCACAGCCTGATTGGACACCGACCCAGACGATGTGGCAGTTGGAGAAGCGGTTGCAGAGATTCCGCCAACATCCTGCGCGTTTACTGGAGCAGTGGCGATTATTCCGAGAATGAGGAAACCGTATCGGTAACGCTTGTGATTTCGGTGGTGCGCTGAATGGTTGTGACGTTCGACAAGCCTGGTCCCTTCAGGCTTTCGACGAACTGAAAGGCTTCTCCAGGTTTGACGATTGACCAGTTGGGTCGTTCTCCTAAAAAGGTCCATCCGTTGACCGTTGTGTTGGAGACAGGGTTAATTGCAGAGTCTGGGGCCACGTTCACCCCGCTGGCACTGTATTCAAAACCTGTTTGATAGTTCTCACTGACAATCGTTTCAGTGACCTTACTAGTTGTTTCTGTGTGCGAGGTCATGGTGCCCTGCTTGAAGTTAGGGATCACCGGAGCAGCATTTGCTGCTGAAGCAGATAACAACAGCAGCAGAAGCCAACGCATCAGTCGATGGTGATTTCAGTCACGAGCTGACCCACAGCCAGGGTATTAGCTCCACCACCAGTCACAGTCATGCCACCGTCAGATGAGATGGTGCCAGCCAAAGTGCCAAGCGTGCCAGCAGCTGTAGAGGTAAGGCTGCCAAAGTTTGCCGTTTCGCCAGTGGTCACAGCTGATGTTGGAACGGCATCAGCCTGGCGGTAGGTCTGGCTGAAGGAGAATGCATCACCTGGAACGTCCTGCGTTGCAGCGATGGTGCCAGGGGAGTAAACGCCGCTGGTGATCGTGCCAGCCGAGACGGTGTTGGCTGTGGTGCCGTCGGTCGTGTCGATATTTGTTCCTGAGATTGAAAAACTACTTCCCAACCTCTCTGCGGTTGTCACAGCGCCACCAACTTGCAGCTGAACCGACGACATGATTTTGTGCTGAAGATCAGCACGGGCAGGCAATCCAGCTGCCAATGTGATGCCCAATACCAAAAGTGTCCGGGTCATTTGATGCCAGCTTTGGAATCTTTGTTATCCACAATAGTGGGCTTCTTATTGCCATTTCCATTGCTCTTGCGCTCGATGCCAAACGAGGCCATTGCGCCAGTCAGCAAAGACGCTACGAACGTGTTGTCCATTTTCATCTGAGGAAAGATCCCTAGATAAGAAGCGGTCAAAAGCGCAGCACTCCACGCGAGCACCAAAGCCTTGACGACATCTGCCATCGAGATGCCTTCCTTTTCGTGATGATCGTCTGGAGTTTCTGCCATTGGGGAACAGAGCTACGCTTAAAGGGTAACTAGGCCAGGCCAATGCTTCTAATCCTCAAGCCTGTGTTGATGACCGCTTGGAAATCACGGGCGTTCAAAGAGTTGATTGTGGCGATGTTGGAAAAGATTGTCGCCAGAACTGACAACGACCTAGATGACCTTGCGGTCAGGCATGTGCGTGAAATGCTTCTGCCTGACACAAGGATTGACCACTGAGATGTGTCCGGCATCATCCAAGTGACCCTGCTGCTCATTGTCATGGGGCTCGCGTTGCTGCCGTTTTTCGAGTGGTACAAGCCAGACGTGCCGCACCGCATGGCTGCCATCAAACA